CAGCATTTGCTGTAACTACTCCAGAATCAAAGGTTGTTGTGAAAACGGTATTGCCAGAGTTAACGGTTGCTGGACTATTACGTTGTCCATCATAAATATAATAAATTGGGTCTAATTGTTTTACTAAGTTAAAATAATTTGCAGTTACTGATCCAACACCATTTGCCATTAATGCAGAAGCAGTCATTGGAGCAGGTGATTGAGTAACATCATCAGAACCAAATCTAAATGGCTCAATCATTTCTGCAGAAGCAGTTGCCTCATCTGCTGGATAACTTATTGAACTGCCTGCAATAGAATCATGTGTTCCAATATCAGCAGTTACTATTCCAAAATCTCCAGCATTTATTGATATATTTATTTCTGCTACAACACTAAATGGATTAACCATTAATGCTGAAACTGATATTGATGTAACAGTTTCTGTATTATCATTAAATGTAAATGACAATGTTGGTTCTGTCATTAATGCAGTTACTTGTCTATATAAATCTATATAGTTAACTTCTCCAGATACTGCTAAATATGATATTTCAGCAGTTGCAGTTAATGGTTCTGTTCCAAAAGAAATTCCAGTTGTTGTTGATATTACTGGTTCTGGAAAGTGTGCATTTGTTGCTGTTGCTGGTGTTTCCGTTATTGTTATGTTGGCGCCAGCACCTGCAGTCCATATTTCTGAAATTGCTGTTGATGTAAAAATAGTTGGATCGCCATGAAAATAATTTGATATGTTAACTGTTGATTCAGCAGTGGCTGCGCCAAGTGAGCCAAAGGTAATTTGTGTTGGACTTTGTATTGTTGCTTGACTTAAAGTACTTAATAATGATCCATCTAAATAAACTTCTATATTATTTGTTGTATTTGCAAATCTTCTTACTGCAACAAAATACCATCGATTTGCTTCAATAGTTGGACCAAGAGTTACTACTGAGCCAGTAAAAGTAAAAGTAAGTCTTGATGGTGAAGTAGCATTACCTGTATGACCAATTTGAATTCTATTTATTGATGAGCCAGTTTCAAATAGATTATTTGTAGTTGTTCCTGTAGGTAAAGATGAATATTTAAACCAAAATCCCATTGTAAATAAACCATCTGCAAATCCTGCAAATTCAGCATTTTGAGTTGTTGATCTAATTAATGATGATTGGCTTAGAGAACTTCCTATTCTAAAACTCCATGATCCAGCACCGCCAAATGGTCCATCATTTGACACATAAGTTGGTGCTGTATTTGTTAAAGTATAAATTCCATTTGATGCTGTACCAGTTCTTGTTGGTGTTAAAGTATATGCTTGATTGAATTCAATACCACGTTCATGTGTATAACTGGTTATTTTATCTGATAATGTACTCATAAAAAAAGACTACGCCACTAAAGACGTAGTCTGAATCCCCTCCCAAATAAAATCTGGGGTGACGGCAGAGATACTAGTGCCACCAATAGAGGGAATTGTTGAAGCCAGGTAGACAGGAATAAATCCCTCAATATCAACAGAAATATTACATTCTGTAATAATTTTGGCATTAACCATTTCGGCTTTGCAGCCCATTGTTAATACGTCTACCTGGATCAGAGTATTCATTACGCTACTGTTACTCTCACAATACCAGTTGAATCCCAAGTAATGGTGAAGTTACCATTTGAAGATGACTGATCTGATCCGAAATCAACATATCCAATTAAAGGACGTGTTGCGTTTGTAGCAGGTGAAGCATCATAAATTACTGCATAACGAGCAGTGATTGTAGATGAAGACCAAGTTGTATCGTCAGCATCAAGCACGATTGTGTTTGTTCCTGAGTTATATGTATTGGTCTTGTTTGTTAATGTATTACCACCAGATGTATATCCAGTTGCTCCTGAGACTTCGTATGTTGATACGTCATCAAAGTAGTTATGTGAATCTTGATCTGGTGTATAAGAGTTGGTCAAAAGAGCGACCTTGATTGTGTCTGTGTCCCAGTCAATCTCTTTATTTAGAGCCTGAGATAGGAATTGTCCATATAGTTTAGAAGCCATTTGTCACTCCCCCCTTACGCTGTCTTCTCAACAATTGAGAATGCATCTGCATCTGCAACTGCGAAACCACGACGGATGCGAGTCTTCAAGACTACGCCATCACGATCAAACTCTGCATCACGAGAAACAACTGATTCTACGCCACCACGAACACCGTTGATAAGCATCTGACGGTTACCTACGATAAGTAGGGCATTTCCTGTTGGTGAATCTGTTGCTGCTGCTGATGTTGCTGCACCGTATGAAATTACCAATGGATATCCAAATAGAGATCCTGGTGTTCCTGCTAATGGATCTGGTAGAACTAGATCATTGTTTCCTTTGATCATTCCACGGATTTCTTTAAGCATTTTAGGGTGAGCCATCCATACTGTGTTGGCTGCATCAAACTTCTTTGAGTTTTCAACAAAACCAAGTGCATTGTTAATGTCTTCATATGACATTGCTCCGCCTGTTTGAATAATTTGTGAAACTGGTGCGCTTGGGCTTGTTGCAACTGCACGATATAGAGATGTATATGGCTGACCATCATCTCCATCGCCTGCTGCTGTTACGCCAAGGCATGCATTGTCAAATTTACGAGCAAAACGGGAAGCCCATTCACGCTTGTAAACTGAAAGTGTGTCAACGAGTGAATCGTTTACATCTTCTTCTGAAATATGCATTAATTGTGCATACTTTCTTGCTGTCAATACGATTTCGTCTAGAGTTGGGCTTGATGCAGGAATTTCTGCGCCTTCTGCTACCACTACTGGTGCATCTCCAACAAAACGAGGTACTGACTTTGTGCGGGAAGCCATTGCTTCACGACGGGCATAACGCTCTACAGCAGAATTAGCAATAAGATCTTGAATTACTGCAGATCCTTGCTCTTCTAGAATGTATCCGTTAGCCTCTGTTAAATCAACACGACTAATTGTCATTTTTTATCTCCTTAAGATAATTTATTTTATAAATATAATTATGAATCGTCTAATTCATAGAAAAATATTAGTAGAAACGTCCATTTCCCTAACTTGTCCTATTATATCAGTATTATATCCTTCCAAGAATCTTTCTGGCTTGCATTTCTGTAGCAGAAATCCTTGTATTTACAGTTGTGCTTACGGCAGTATCTGCTTGACCACCAACACGAACTTTGGCATCAAATAATTCTGGTAAGTCTTCTTTTAATTGATTAAATTGATCTTCAAACCCAACAACCTCTAGATTTTCATCAAATTGTAGTGTTGTCATATTTAAAAATTTTAAAACCCTACGAGGTTCTTTTATTCCTTCAGCAGATAATTTTTGCATTATTTTTTCATCCAAAAGTTTTCCACTAAATTCAGCAATTTTTAAATCTTTGCTATTTAGATCAATTTCCAACTTTTCTTTTTCTTCTCTAAACCTTTTAGCATCCTGTTTTGCACGATCTAAGGCTGCTAATACGGCTTTTGCATCATCAATTACTACTTCATTTGTTTCTGTAGTTTCTTGTGTTTGTGTGTTTTCAGTTTCCAATTTCTCCACCTGTCGTTTCCATTAGTACATTATTTGTATTTATATTTTGTGATAAATCAGTTAACGACTCTTCTGTTGCTGCAATTTCTTTTGCTACGTCTAAGTCATAACCCATTTCAACCAGGATTTGCTCAAGAGAAACACCAACAACTTTCTTCTTGACTGCAACTTCCCAATTATCTAAACTGTCCATACTTTCAATGTCTTTCCATTTGACTTGAACGTTTGGTTCAGTAGAATTATCCATTTTTAGAATAAATCTAAACATATCAGCCCATGTAGATCCAAAAGTAATTTGACGATCTTTTACTTTTGCAATTAATGGTGCTTCTGCAGTTCTTAATGATTCGCCAGAAGGAATACTTCCAGTTTTTTCAAAATAATGCAGCGGGGTACATGTAATAGATGCCATTGCACGAACAAAATCTTTTACTGGTTCTGTAAAGACTTTGTAATCTGCTGGAGAAAATTCTCCGACCTTATCTACACCCTTTAGATACCAAAGTTCTCCTGGTCCATTTTTTAAACGTCCCATATTTTCTTCTACGGTTGCTCCATCTTCAAAATCTTCAAATTCTGCAGAGTTTCCTCCGTTAGAAAGTGCATATCGTTGTGGCGCACCTTGGTAATCAACTGTTGTCATATGTGTAACAACTAATTTATTAATTGCATCTTGCGGACCGTAAGCATCTGCGTGTTCTGGTCGTCCATATTGTTTTGATGTGCGGAAATGAAATACTGGAATTTCTCCCCAAGGATTTTCAATAACCGAACTTAAAATAAATCCATTTGCAGATACAATATTTACAACCTCTCCAGGCATTGTATATTTTTCAATACGATCTGGATAATACATATTTAAATGAGAGGTTTTCTTTGTATGATCAGTTGGATCTTCAGACTGCCATAATTTTGCGGCTAATCTTTTTATACGTGGATTCTCATCATCATAAATCATAACTGTTGTTAAAGGTGAATTGTAATCAACAGTAACATTACCAGTCACATCTGTCCAAACAATTGCATAACAATCTCCGTATGCAAGTGCACGACGATGAATCTCATCAGCATCAATTTGCAAATCATTCATTTGCCAAATATCATTTATTTTTTTATTTGCTTCTTCAGTATTTGCTGTAATATTTGCAATTTCTAAACGATTAAGAACTGAATCTACAACTGTTCTTGCAAAATTGAATCTAAAATTGTTTATAGTATTGCTAAGTAATCTAAACCAACGAGTATTAGGAAAAATTTCAGCATTTGTTCCTTCATAATATGACTCAGCGGCTAGATAAGTATTTCTTCTATCTACGATTGTGTCGATAGCCTTTTTAATATCAGACATGTTGTCTCCTTAAGTAATTTACTTGTCTTGCTTCTATCTTT